GTGAACGTGTTGATGGTTTGAGCCGGATTTTGCTCTTTGCAGAGTCCGGGGGGCAGCATGTGGCAGAGTTGATCCTCGACCTCGGCTTCCCAAAACGTGGGTAGAGGCAAGTTATTGGCTACGCGATGTTCGCGCACCTGGATGAACAGATTCAGGTAATCGGCTGCTCTGATCCAGGTCCGCGTCTCAGCCTGGAAATAGCGCATGCCGTCAGGAGGTATTGTGTCCTTCTCAAGCAATTTTTGCATTACGCCTCCTTGTTATCCATCCCCTAACTGCTCTTTGCGAGGTTTCTTCGTGATAGAGGGGATAAGCATCTTTGTTTTTGCTCTTCTTTCGACGATTCCGCGCCTGCTCTTGGGGCGTCGCCCAGCGACAGTTGCCGGGTTCATAATCTCCGTCGTTGTTAATTCTGTCTATGCTGTGACGTTGAGATGGCTTGATTCCCATGTCAGCAAAGAACAAGACGAAGTCCTTCCATCTTTGGCAGACTTTGATTCCACGACTGGAATAACTCAGCCTGCAACGAGTGAACATGCTTTTCCAAGCTCGGTATTCAGGCGTTCCGTGCAATCCGTGACGAAACTTCACATTGTTCCGGCCAGATGTTCGTTCAGAAGTAAATCTGCCATCTGGCGGGACCTCATTTTGATTAAGAAGCTTCTGCATCAACGTGCGGGTTACGAGTCAGTTTCTTGGTGAATCTGATTCCCAGGTACTTGGTGCCTCTGGTAGAAACGTTGACCCAAGCGCTCATCCAATAATGGATTCCCTCGATCTCGCAATCTCCTTTATAATCAGCCCACTTTTCGTGGTCGGGATTGCCTTGCTCTTTATCGAGATTCCGGAGTAAGGCGCCCGAATTACCTTTGCGTTGAGGTTTAGTAATCGTAGTTCATTCCTCCGGAGGTTGAATAGGTGTTTTCCCCGGCGACCATGAGATCGTATTCCTCCTGGAGTTCTTTACCCCACGGATCGATCTTGGACAATTCCGGATTACCGGCAATCGCGCCGAGGCGACGGGCCAGTTCCACACAAAAAGCGACCGCATCACCATAATCGGGTGAACGGCGGAAATGTCTGGATAATTCCTTCTTGGTCTCGAGGCGAACTTTTCTGGACTGAATATCCCAGCGCCTAGTGTAAAACTCGCGAATCGCTTCGGCGGGCATGGCGCGCAAACACCCGTGGATTGCAAATTCGCGCACGGCGAACCAGAGCTCGGTTACCACGCGGTCGTATTCTTCGCAACAAGGTTTAGGATTGGAATGGGAGACCGGACGCTCAGAAACGACGCCAGCTTCCTCGATCCCTACGACCGGTCCCCATTCACGCCGGAAAATAGATAATAGCCCTCCGCCTTCACCGGAAGAGCCAATCGCGAACCGACCCGGTGGAATGCTCAAGTTTTCACAGAGGTCGACGCACTGATGGACGATCTGATAATGGATTTCCTCGTCTTGCCGGATGGATATTTTGAGTTCAATCGGCTTGGCGAACTCTATCTGCCATCGGTTATGATCATCGCCTCCAAGCTGCCCAAGTTTGAACGCCTGGAAGACTTTCCGATCCCCCCCTTCATAGCTGGGATCAAGCGCTGCACACCATCGGAATGACGTGTACCAGGTCGCCGGCTGGGTGACGTGGTTATTATAGACAATCCGTTCGTCTAAGACCGTGCGTTTGATTGACACCGGAGGCCAGTACCCGATTGATTGCGACCAAAACCTTGGATCTTCATCGGTCTTGTAGTAATCCATTGCGTCTTGGATTTGCCGCTGGTTGATCAAAAAAGGGTATTTCTTTTCGCCATCTGGTTCGGTGATAGCAGGGCTTTTGCGTCCGTCAAAGAAGACGCACACGCCGTTGCCCTTTGCCATGGCGCCTTGGGTTTCCCACTCGGTATCGGTCGCAGGATCTATCGCGTGCCAGCCAGCGATTGGCTCGCTGAAGCGCCCATGGGGATCTTCCCTGCTCTCGGCGTTGCCCATCATCAGGAATTTGAATTCTGGGTTCTTGGAGAGGTTGTCACAGGCACCGAAGAGAGCCTCGCGCACGCCAGGACCCTCGTCTACGATCAGGGCGACTCGCTTGTTGTGGTAGCCAATCAGGTTATGCAGCGCTTCCTCCAAAGGACCTTCTTCGACCGCCAGACCAAAGATGCCATTCTTTTTATCTCCCATTTTCCAACGGACCATGTACTCCGAGTAGACCGGTTCGCCTTTGTTCCCGATCTCGGCGGGAATCTTGGCGTGGAGATCCTGCACGTAGTACCAGAGCCGGCGCGCGAGGGCGCTCTTGGTCGTGCTGGCCATGATAACGCTGGTTGCCCAGGGCTCCTCCAGCCAGTACTCGAGAGCGAACAGACTCGCCGCCAATGACTTGCCGCTGGCCGCCGGCCCCGTCCAAGTGATCCAATTGTACTGGCACCAGCTCGCCAGCATCCGATCGATCCACGGATGCCAGACTACGTCGCTCGCGCGCCACATGATTCCGATGGCGGCTTTGCGATAATAATAGCGACCTCGATAGAATTCTCTTAGGTCGGGGTCCGGCTCGTGCAGCCCGCAATAGAGCAGTTTCTGGATCAGCGAAGGATTTACAGGGAAACGCTCGAAATAGAACGGCCAACGGGTGCCGTCAGGTTGCAGGCTCTGGTTGTGGCTCTTCGGCGGCATGAGCAGCCTCTAACTTCTTTTTCATCTTGTCGTAATTCGCACAATGCCCACGGTTCACGACTCCGTGCTCGACCAGTTTATAGGCGGCTCTTTTGCGAAACTCGAGGTCGAAATGGCAATGGTTAATGATTTGCTCAAGCATCCTGTCCATATCGGCTTCCTGCTTAGCAGACACTTCCACCAAAGGCTTGCCTTGCGGCTGCTGCGCTCGCCCGAAGATGCGAGCGATAGCGCCGTATTTATCGGAGTGAAATAGCGTAGTCTCTGGACGGAGGATGGTGGCAAGTTCGCGCCGGTCAGCAATCTCGCCGTGCCGATATTCGTGCTGGATCTGGGCGGTGAAATAGGCCTGTGGGAGGATTTGGTCAGCCGCGTAAACGTCCCACGGCGTCATGCGGGCTTCGAGGATCTTCGGTGCCAGCGCATAGGCTTTATCCGGGTAAACGGCGTTCCCGGTCATGTGCCTGGGGATCTTGACTTTGTTAACCACCTGCTGCTCGACGTTTGCGCCCATGAAGGCTTTACCGCAATGCCGGTATTCCTCGTCGATGCGTTCCAACCAATCCGGAACGACCGGTACGCAATCGGGTTCGCACCAGAGGAACGGCCCCGAAAGCTTGTTGTTGTACTGGAGCCAGATGATTTGTTCGAAAATGAGATTGGGTCCCAACGGCCATTGCTCGACTTTCGAATTCTCGGCAAACCGTTTCACGCTACCCCACTTCTCCAGCTGGCAATCCTCGGGAATAACGGTTTCTTTTGGCACTAACAGGATCAGGGAATGGTTAAAGAGCATGCCTGGGCGACTGAAAAGAGCGACATGCTTCAACCAGATCAGTCCAAGATCATCACAGTTCAATGCGCCAGGTGTGCCGAATTGGACGTTAGTCGGGTAAGGACCGAATGAGAGGGCTACTTGCATGTTAGCGTTTCTGTCGAATATCGGTGAGCGTTTTACGAAGGCGCATCATTTTAAGCGCCAATTCAAAGCACTCTAAGGGATCTCGAGCGGTGCGTGCCATGGTCTCGAGCGCGAGTTTTTCCAGTTCTAGAAAATTGCCTTCAAAAGCGGAGATAGCGCTGATTCGCTCGTCGTCGTAAATGGATAAGCCATTCACTGTGCCGCCTTTCGCAGTTCGCTGATCAGCTTATCGCGTTCGGCACACAAGCTTTTGAGTCGCTCAATCTCAGCCGCCGAAAGATGCGTGAAGTCATTACTCACTTCTTGCCGATCGAAGGATACTTGGCTTTAACCTTTGCCCGTACCCTGGCCTTTTCCGCTGAACTGCCGTGCTGAGCTACTCGAGCTAGGGCATTGACGGCGTGACTACGATTTGGGATGGGGTATGAACCAGCTCCTTTACCCTCCGGTCCTTTCCCTTTACCAGGAAGCGCAAATGAACTTTTAGGCAACTTCTTCCTGGCTGCTGTACTCA